GTCGACGAGAGCTTGCAGCAAGGGGCCGAGCGGCTCAGGGATGGGCTGCGGGCCGGTCGGCGCGCTCGCTACGATGTCGGGATCGGGCGACTGCGGCAGCATGACGGTTGCGACGATCTGGCGGGCGGCGATGCGGGCCTGCCCCTCGCGCTCGACATAGCGGGTCGATTTCCAGCCCTCGACTCGGACGAGCAGCCCGTCGAACAGCCGCGCCGCCCACGGCGTGGCGGGGTGACGGAAGACACGCTCGACCTGGTGCTCGAAGAGATCGAGCATCGCTTCGAGCTCGGGCTCGGTCTGCACCATGACGGCCGGCACCGTGCCGTCCTCGTTCTTCTCCCCGCCCATGCCGATGACGAGCTCGATGCACAGCTTGACAATGTGACGGAACGGGGGGCCGCCGTTGTTGTCGGAGAGCTGCTCGCCGTCGTCGTCATCGGTGTAGACGACGGCCATGGGCGCCAGATCGCCCTTCTCCAACCCCTGGATCGGGTCGATGCGGCTGTCGAACACGCGCGCCTGCGCGATCGTCGGCCACGGGGCGGCGTATCCGTTCGCCAGCGCCATGACGACTCCGAGACGAAGCGCAGTGCGTTCCAGCGACATTGACCGCTATTCCTTGCCGATGTGCTTGAGGCTGAGCTTCAGCCGCCCTTCGCCGTCGCGCTCGACCTGCGATATCTCGTAGATGTCGCCGGTCGCGACCCTCACGATCTGATCGAGGCGCTCGGGACGGGGCGCGCCTGCGAGCTGCGCCGTATCGAGATGCGCCCACGTCTTCTGCATCGTGGCTGGCATCGAGCCGCGGGCCTCGCTGCCGAACTCGGTGGAGCGATGCTCCTTGATCTCGAGAACGGCCGTCAGCGCGCGCACTGAGCGGCCGTCATCGGCGCTGCGGCGACCGCCGCCCGGGGCCGACGTCATGGGCCGGTGCTCGAAGTGCTCGGCCATCACGCGCGTCCACTGCGACCAGGCCTTGTCCTCGAGAGCAGCGAACACGGATGGCATCAGGCGGCTGCCGACTTGCGACGTCGCGCAGGCGGCGTGACCTTCGGCGGCGGAGCTTCGGCGACATCGACGATGTCGGCATTGCCGTGAGATGCAGCGCCGTGAGACCCGGAACCGGCGCCGCCATTATTGGCCGCCCCTTCCGTCTCATCGTCGCCAGAAGCGGAATCATCGTGCAGCTCGGCATCGGCGGTGGCGATGGCGTCGTCGAGCGACATGCCGGTGCGATGCAATTCGAGCACGCGCGAGTAGTAGACGACGCGCGCCGTCAACTCAGGCGACATCGTGCCACGAGCCTCGGCGACGCCATCGGCGATCGCGGCCGCGGCGACCTCGATTTCCAACTGACCGGCCCAGCCGGCCGGCAGAGCGCGCATGCGGTGCGGCTTCGCGCTCACCTGATACTCCCAGGGGGTCTTGATGCGGATAGAGACGAGCATATTGGCCTCGGCGATTGTGGGTGTCGCGGCGCCACGTTGGCGCCGCGATTGTCGTGTCGGTCAGGGTCGAGCGTCGGCGCGTCAGACGGTGCCCTTGACCAGCAGCTTTGGGCGGCGCCACAGCGGCAGAAAGTTCGACTGCGTGTGGAACTCGCGGTTGCGGTTGTAACCGTCGGAGCCGCCCTGCTGCCCGGCGTAACGCTCGCGGGCATACATCAGCAGACCGGGCGTGTTCACCGTGTCGATGAAATCGGCGGGCGAGGCGTAGCTCGACGCGCTGTCGATGGTGCCGATCGGGAAGATGATCGCCTCGTCGTCCTCCACCGCCTTCACGGTATCGACCGTGCCGTCCTGGTTGATGACAGGGAACGTCGCATTGTACTCCATGAACACCTTGTTCTGATGGACGAACATCTTGCGCACGTCGTCCAGATTGGGGTTCTGGCGCGCCATCGCCGCCGCAGCGTTGTAGCTCGCCTTGATGTCCGTATCCTCGAGCAGCGTGTCCATGAAGGACGACGAGCAGATGAAGGCCGTGCCCGTCATCCTGTCGCCGTTCAGGTTCGCCTCGAGATAGCGATCGGTGTCGCGCAGGTTCTGATTCCAGCCGCCCGTGGAAAAATCCGCCGTGTGCTGACTCACGCCGAAGATGCTGAACAGATCGTAGAGCGTGCTGCCGTCGGCGTCGACGATGATACCCTTCAGCGCGCCGATGCGCCGCCACTCGTGCGTGAGGTAGTGCTTCAGCGCCATGGTCGCGAGCTTGCGGCCGACCAGTTCCTCGAACATCATCGGCGCACGGCTGCCGAAGGCGCGCAGATCCTGCAGCTCCGCACCCGTCACCATGTCCTCGTGGGCCGTGTGCGGGATCTCGAACAAGTGCCGCTTGCGCTTGCCGACGCTGCCCTTGGTGGCAGGTCCGCCCCACTGCGTCGTCTGCAGCAGGTTGAGCGTCATGCCCTGGATCTCGATGCCGACATAGCGGTTCGGCAGCGGGATAGGATCGCCGAAAATGCCGAGCTGCGTGATCATCGTGTAGACGTTCGGCACCTCGAGCATCATGTGACTGAGCTCGTCGACCGACCACTCGCGGTCGAGGAGGGGATCTGCGGTGAGATGGTTCATTTTGCTGTGTCCTGATGGATGGTGTCGGTGGCTCGGGCTGGCCTGTGACGCGCGCCGTCAATAGAGGACGGCGCGCGAATGGCGGTTACGCACTGCCGCGGGTGATGACCATGCTCTGTGCGAGCTCGGCGATGGCGACGTTCTTGCGCGCCTCGGTGTCGAACGAGGCGTCGAAGACGAGCCCGAGACGGCTCACCTCGGCGAGACGCACGGTGGCGACGGCGGTCTGCGCGGCACTCGTGGCATCGACCTTGTCGAGCAGGATGCCGGCGGCGACCTGGCTGCCGTCCGTCGCGGTGCGCACGCACTTCTTGTAGGTGGACGACACGGCGGTGACCGTGATGTCGAAGCCATCGCCGACCACGAAGTCGCTCGATCCGTCGGCGATGACGAACTTGATCTGCTCCGACCAGGTCGCGCCGACGGCCACGGTCCCGAGCACGACGCCATCGGTGTCCTGCACCTCGAACGTGCCGCCGTTGCTGGCGGCGGCGGTGCAGCGCACTGTGTAGGTGCCGATCTCGGCGTCACCGAGGACGGGGGCAGTGCCGTCGAGCGTCAATGTGCCGTTGCCGGTGTTGCCGCCGGACTTCGCAGCCGACGACGCCGATCCGCCCGGCGCCTTGCCCAGCACGGTGCCGACCGTCAGCACGCCCTGTCCGGACGCGATGGTGATATTCTCGCGGCTGATGGTCCCCATCTCGAACTTGAGGACATCGGAGACGGCATTCGGCTCGTCCCAAGAGGTGTGGCGAAGGGCCATGGATCAGCGGGCTCCCTTATTGGCGTTGAGGTTGGCGTAGCGCTGGCGCATGCGCGCTACGCTGGGATACGTCTGCGCGGCATCGACAGGGCCGGCCGCGGCCGCGCTGTCCGACCCCGTGCGCTCGGCGGCGTCGCCGACGTGCTTGACGCGCGGATCGCCGCCCTGCGACGCGACGGCGCGGTAGAAGGCCTGCGCCCCGGTCTTACCATCGGGCTCGATGGCGGCGAGCACGGCGCGCGCGGCTTCCGGCGTCGAATCCGTCTCGATGGCGAGCGCAAGCGCGGCGGTGCGGCGCTCCTTGGCCTCCGGCAGCCCGAGAATCCCCTTGATGCGGGCGCGCTCGGCGGCGATGCCGTCCTTGAACGCTGCATCCGTGCCGGTCTTGAGCTCGACGGGCGTGGCGGCGGCCGGCTGCACGGCAGGTTGCGGCTCGGCGTTTCCGGCGCTCGCCTCGAAGCCGAGCGTCGTGCGCAGCGATGCGACCGCCTCGTTGAGCTGATCGAGCGTGAGCGATCCGGCACCCGGTGCCGTTGCGCCGGGCCCGTTTGCAGTATTCATGGGAGTCTCCTGTTGCTGAGGGGCCCGCGACGCACGACGGCTGCGGGTAACGGTTCGGCCCGCCTCGGCATCGGCCAGGGCGGCGTCGAATGTGGACACGTCGTCGGCGAGCCCGCGCTCGACCGCGTCGCGACCGGCGTAGACGCGCGCCTCCGTCGTGCGGATGGCATCGTCCGAAAGGTTCGGCCGGCCCTCGCGGACGAGGGCGACGAACGAGCCGTAGGCCTCGTCGATACGTGCCTGGATCTCGCCGCGCACGTCTTCGGGGAGCGGCTGGAACGGGTTGCCGTCGACCTTCCGGGCGCCGGCATGGATGAGCGTGACCTTCACGCCGGCTTTGTCGAGCTGCTTCGACCTGTCGGCGTGCATGTAGACGACGCCGACCGAGCCGACGTGAGCATCGCGCCCGACGACGATCCTCGATGCGGCGGAGGCGATGCCGTAGGCGGCCGACGCCGCGAGCCCGTTGGCCACCGCAACGACCGACTTCGTCTCGGCGATCGCGCGCACCAGATCGGCCGTCTCGGCCATGCCGGTCACCTGCCCGCCCGGGCTATCGATATCGAGAACGATGGACCGCGCCTGCGGATCTGCGGCCACGGCGCGCAGCGTGTGCCGCAGGCCTTCGTAGGAGACGAGGCCCGACGACGCCCCGAGCCACGAGCCACGGTTGACGAGCTCGCCCTGGATCGGAACGATTGCAGCGCCACGATCCGTGAGACGATACCCGCGATAGCGCTTGTCCTCGCCCACGACAGGACGGCCGACGAACGCATTCGCATGCATGTCCTGCCCACGCCCGAGCACCGACAGATCGAGGTCGATCTCGCCCAGCCGACCCTGCAGCGCGGCGACGATCGCCTCGGCGGCCTCCGGCGTGATGGCGTGCGGCTGGTTGAAAACCAGGCTCGCGAGCCGCGGCAGCAGCGTCATTTGTGCTCCGGTGTCTTGTAGTCGTGAACGAACACGGTCTTGCCGCCCTGCCGGCGGGAATAGCCCTTCGTCTTGCCGTCGGACTTCGCGGCCGTGCGCTCGCGCGCCTTGCGGTTGCGCCGGCTGCGCTGTGCAGGCGAGATGCGGCGGCGCTTCAGCCGCTTCGCGGACGATCGCGACACGCGACGCCGCGCAGCGCGAGCGCGCCGACCACCGCCTGTGCTACGGCGCGCCATCGCCTTCACCGGGCACGGTCGGAGCACCCGGCATCTCGGGGCCAGCAGGTCCATCGGGATCGAGCCCGAGACTGATCATGTAGGTGCGCTCGTAGGCGCGCTGCTCCAGCTTGTCGCGCCACGAGGCACCGTCGTCGGCGATGATGTCCTCGAGCGTGTCGGTGCCCATGCCGAGCCCCGTCTGCTGCGCGCTGCGCTCCTTGTCCGGGTCGATCATCGGCTTGCCCCAGGCGTAGAACGTGCCGCGCACGAGGTACGGCTTGACCGCGAGGAAATCAGCCGCCACGCCCTTCGGCATCATGACGGTGCCGATGGCGAACGCCTCCTCGAGCCAGGCGCCGAAGAACGGCATGGCAAACTGCGTGACGAGCCGCATGCGCCGGGCGCGATACGTGCGCCACACCGACAGCAGGGCGGCGCGCGCTGCCGAATAGTTCACGTCGGCATAGTTCTTCGAGAGCTCGTGCGCCTCGACGCCGAGACCGGCTGCGAAGCGCCGCAAGAACGCCTTCTCGAACTCGGCGAAGTTGGCGTTCGCGCTCTCGGAGCGGATGACCTCGAGACTTTCGTTCGGCATCAGGTGCGGGATCTTCGCCCCGCGCCACGTGATGCCCCTCTCACGGTAATACTTCGCGGCGTTCGTCAGGTGCGCCGACACCATGTCCATCATCGGGTTCGCATTGGCGACGCCCGACCGCGCGACCTGGGCGCCGAGGACATTCATGGCGCTCGACCAGTCGAGCTCGGTCTTGATCACGGCGGCGTAGGCGGCACGCGCGGTGGCGGACTGCAGCTCGGTGTCGTTGTAGTCCTGCAGCATCCGCATCGACATGATGGCGGATGAGAACTCTGACACGCCGCGCGTCATCTCGGGCCGCGTGTGGTCGTATGTGTGGAGCACGATCGGGCGCCCCCAATCGGTCATGCGCGGCACGCGCGAGTGCTGCATTCCGGCGAACGACATGCCGTGGTCGGCGGGATGCCCGTTGCGGATGTGATAGGCGACCGGCTCGCCGTATCCGTCGCGCTCGATACCGCCCCGAATGCTGTCGGTCCCGAGGGCGCTAGCTGGGCTCTCCAGCCGGTCCACGTCCACGGGATTGAGGCACGACTGGTAGAGACCGACACCCGGCTTCATCTCGACGATGGTGAGGGATTCACCGTCGACATAGTCGGTCTGATCCGTGAGCTGGAATAGCTGGCTGAACGTGCGCTGGCGGCGCGCATCGGCCTGAAACTCGATCGATTCTGCAAACGCCTCCCACTCGCGCGTGACGTGATCCTGCCAGTCGGCCGCCTGCTCGATCGATTTGAGCCCGAGCGTGCGCCAGTCGATCTTGAGCGCCAGCTTAAGGCCGGACCCGCTCACCGCGTCGCGGTTCATGCGCACGGCATTCTTCGCAAACGGGTCGTTGCGCACGAGATCGCGGGCGCGCGCGCGGATCTTGCCGGCGTCCTTCAGGATCGCTGCATCGGCCGACACGTTCCGCGGCATCCAAGCGGCGACTTCGCTCGTCTCGGAATAGCGCGCATCACGGTACGCATCGACCGCAGCCATGATCTGGCCCTCGAGGGAAGCGGTGATCGCCCTCGGCTCTGCAGCAGCGGTGTCGGTCAAGGTCAGCACCTGAATTCAGCGGGCGGGCCGCGCTCGACGGTATTGGCGAGATCTGGAAGGCCGGATGTCGATCCGCATTCACGATAGAACGTGCGGTAGAGCTGCTGCAGGTCCTTGAGCTGGGCCTGCGTGTAGGTCACCGTGCGCTCGCCGAAGCCGACGCTCACCGCGCGCTCTCCCGTCATCAGTGAGAGCACCGCGTCGTAGATCTTGCGGAGCTCGTCCGCGCAGAGAGGTACGGCCATCGTCAAGCCCTGGATGGTGTGGCGTACCCGGCCACGGTTACAGATCTTCCGTTTACAACCCTCGTGTAGCCTGACGTCTGACCGTCCGACTTGCGAAGCGCCGCTTGCCTCGCCGCCGATGCCGTCGATCGACTTGCGACGGCTGCTCGCACGGCGGCGGCGCGGGCAAGAGTTAGACGCGCAGATTGCATCCTCGCCGACGGATCGCCGCCCTGAAAACGGCGCGCGATGAATGACGCAGCACCGAAGCTCAGACTGTCGGCAGCTCCGAGCGCGGCATCCTTGACACCTCCGCTGCGGTAACCGCGAACGGCGGCAACCGCCGTGGACACGGCTTGCAGCGGCAGCGCCACCTTGCCGGCTAGGGCGAAAGCGCGCGAGTTGATGACGGCCGAACCGACCGAGAGAGATCGCGCGGCCAGCGACGGCATCTGCGGGGCACGCTGCACGGTCCCACGCCGCGCCCTGACATTTCTCACCGCGTTCCGCGCGATGATCGTGTTGCGGGCGGCCGATGTCGATATGGTCGCCGATTGGAGCGCCGCCGCTCCGGTGTTCGCGTTGACGGCATCGGCGATACGCCGCAGCATCTGTGATCGCATCGTCATTTCGTGTAGCCACGAACGTTGACGGTCTTGCCGTTCTGCACGCGCGTGTAGGCGTCGACGGACCCGTCGCCATATTTCGCGGCGGCAGCGGCGCGACCGAGACGCGCGGTGGGACGGTTCGCGACGGCTGCCCGTGTTGCCGCCGCACGAGCGAGCGCGCCACGCGCGCCGCCTGCGCCGCTTTGGCCGGCATTCGTCTTCGATCTGGATACCAACATGTCGATGGCACGGACCTGTGCGAGCCTGGAGCCTGCGACGGCAGCCCGATCGGCCTGTCTGGCGGCGCCCGCCTTATTCAGCATCAGCCGGTTGATCCTGGCGAAGTCGAGCCCCTTGGCCCGCTCGGACTTCGCACGGCGACCGGCAGTTTTTCCAAACGCCGATTTGAACGACTTGGGTGAAGATCCAGCGCCAGCGGCAATCGTCAAGCTGGTCCAGTAGAGACTGCTTCCCATCGCTAATCCACTATCGCGGCGTCTTGTAGGACTTGACGTTCACGGTCTTCCCGCCCTGCTGGCGCACATAGGCCTTCGTCATGCCGTCCGACGACGGCCCGGCGGCCGCGACGCGGCGGGCTGCGGCGAGCGTGGACCCGCCACCGGACGCGGCGTTGCGCGCAGCGGCGGCCCGGCCGAGAGCCGCACGCGCGGACTCAATTCGCGCGTCGCCCATCGGCTTCGATACGCGAGCATCGAGCCCGACGAAGCCGCGCGCAGCGGAGATGGCGATGTCACTGGCCGTGCCGCCCTTCTTCCAGGCGTCGTAGCCGCCCTTGGCTATGCCCGCGCCGGCGAGCGCCCAGCCGACAACGGGGATTGCGCGCGCGCCGAGCCGCGCACCGGCGGCGATCGCCGGCGACATCTTGGCCAGCAGCGGCATGGCGACCTTACCCGCCGCGCTACCGCCCATGGTCTGGATCATCGTGCGCGCGGTCTCGATCTTGGCCAGAGCCGCCGCCGACGGCAGCTTGGCGAGCGTCGCGTTCTGCACGCTGCGCGTCGCGACCATGGTGGATGCGAGGAATACGGATGCCGTGCCGACCGCTCCCAGCACGTCGCGCGTCTTTCCCTCCGATTGCGGAGCGGCGACGAACCGCGAGAACGCGCCTTCGGCGAGCACGACGGCAGCGACGCCGACGCCGGCCGGCCCCTTGATGCGTGTCAGACCCATACGATCTGCGGTGCGCACGGCACCGCTGAGCTTGGCGACGGCCGCCACGCCGAGCTTTTTCTTGTTGGCCGACACTGCCAATTGCCGCGAGATCGAGCTGGCGAGCGACTTCAGCTCCTTCGACTTGTCGCCGACGCTGGCGATGGCCCGATTGTTGATCCAGTTCGCATACGCCTTGCCGCCCGCGAACCCGGTGACCGGGGCAGCGACATTCAGCCCCAACTGCCATGCGGCCTCGCGCGGAGAGTTGGCGCGATCGGCCTTTTTCGATGCCATCTCCAACTTGATCTGCTCGGTCCGCTGGCGCGCTACCTCCGCCGCGGCCTCGGCCGACTTGGCGCCGGATGCTGCCATTCGCTCGTCACGACGGGTCGCCATCGCTGATCGTTCCTCTCAGAACATTTTCGCAAGATCGTCGTAGCTCACCGGCTTTGCCGTGCCGGCGATCGCAGCGAGCCGCGCCGCATAGTCGATCGACAGCGCCTGCCGCACGGCGACGGCACCCACGAACGTATCGAGCGCTTCGTTGCGCTTGCCGGACGGCAGGTGCCACGACGGATACGGACGGCCCGCCTTGTACTCGACCTTGATCACCTCGGAGACGAGCTGCCGGAAGTAGTCGAGATCGAGATGGCGCGGGAAATGGACACGATACCGCGGCTCGGTCACCATCAGCTCCTGATAGAGGCCCGTCTTGCCCTCATCCACGCCGGAGATGTGCAGCTTGGCGCCGAGCTTGAACTTCGCCTCGGATTCCTTCCACAACGGGCGACCGAACCCGTCGACGCCTTTCACCGCGTAGAACGGACGGAATGCAGCGCGCCGCGCCGTGACGAACGACATGGTCATATGCTGCATGTAGCCGGCGTCGATGCCGATCGCCTCGATGGTGAGCGGCTCGCTCGAGAATGGATGCCGGAACGATCGCTTCAGGAGGTGATCGTCCAGTGCTTCCCACACCTTCGGATCGGTTATGTCGCCCCAGTGCTTGGCGAGATCCAGCACCCACTTCTCGTCGTTGATGCCCCAGCCGAGATACTGCACCTCGAACCGATCCGACTGCACGTCGACGAATGCCGTAATCGCCAGCACACTATCCGGCACTGTGTAGCTGCCGTCGCCGGCCGGGCCATAGTCCTCGCGGCGCTCGTTCAGCATTTCCGGCGTCGTCGAAGCGGTGCGCGACGGATCGTAGCTCAAGCCCAGCTTGAGATTGACGAACGTCTGCTCCTTCTCCGGCTTGCCTTCCGCCTCCTCCCATTCGGCGGCGAGCTGCGCCATGGTTACCCAAGGCGTGTAAGCGCTCCACCAATGGAACCCGGCTATGCCGCGACTTTCCGCATGTGCCCGCCACTGGCCGTGGCGCACGGATCGCATCAGGTCGCGCTGATCCCACGTCGAGCCGCAGTGCCGGCAGACGTAGTGCGCGGTGTCCGTCTTGCCGCGCGTCCAAGCGATCCGCTGATGCACGACACCGTCGACGGCCGTCGTCCATTCGAGCGTCTGATACTCGCCGCAGTCCTTGCACGGCACGTAGTGATGCCGCTGGTCCGACCTGGCGAACCAGTCGTCTATCGCCGAGACTTTCTTCAGCGTCGGCGTCGAGGCCAGCAGAACCCGACGGTTCCAGAAGTTCTGAGTGCGCTGAATGCCCTGCTTGATCGGGTCGCCGTCGTGGCCGATGTTCGCCTTGTACTTGTCGATCTCGTCGAAGATGACGATGCGGCGCGGTCGCGACGCGAGCGAGGCCGGCGAGTTGGCGCCGGCGAACACTAGATCGCCACCGGGATAGCTCTTCTCGCGAATCGTGGTCGACGTGTCGCGCGACTTGTGCGTTCCGATCCTGGACGCGAGTGCCGGTGTGGCATCGACAGTCGGGTCGAACCGCTTCGTCGAGAAGCTGTCGGCGAGATCGAGCGTCGGCAGCACGAACATCGCCGGCGCGGGGTCCTGATCGATGAAGAACCCGGCGACGTTGATCAGAACCTCCGTTTTTGCCGCCTGGCTCGAGCATTTCAGCACGACGGTATGGATGCCCGGATCGTTCACCGCGTCCATCACCTGTCGCAGCAGCGGCAGCCGATCGGTCCGCCAACGTCCCGGCTCAGGCCCGGTGCCGCGCGCGATGAAGCGGTGGGCGTCGGACCACTGCGAGACCGTGAGCCGCGGTGGCAACTTGAAGCCGATCCGCGCTCCGTCGGCGACAGGGCAGCGCTCGCGCGATGCGGCCGGCTCTTGGCGTGGCGACATCGTCAGATCTGCGACATGGCAGCCTCGAGATCGCGAATGATGCTCTCGACCTCGTCGGTGACGTTCTTCATGTGCTCGGACGGAACGTAGGTCGCGAGCCGCGGCGGCAGGCCGAGCAGCCGATCACGGGCGATCCGGGCCGCATTGAACGTCTTGGCTTGCACCTCGTCGCGGCTCACCAGGTTGCCGAGCTGCTTCTCCGATTCGATGCGCGCCCGCTCGGCGTTGTAGTGCTCCTTACGCGCCCTCGCCAGGTTGAAATCGAACAGATCGGTGGGCGCAGCGCCGTTTCCCGGTGGCACCTCTATGCGGCTGTTGTGGGCGGTCTCTGGCCGCTCCATTCTAACGATGCGAAGTTGCTGGCGAACGCGGGCGGCCTCCCGCTTGGCTTTGTCCGTGTTGCGATCGTACTCGGCAACGGCGCGCTCGATATCGAGCCCGTCGGCATCCTCTGTGATCTGGCCAGCCCGGATCAACTGCCCGAGACGCTGTGTCGTGATGCCGAGCCGGCCCGCCACGGTCTTGCGATCAGACTTAGCCATGCAATTACAGCGACCCTCGATCCGGCATGATAGGAAAGCGACCCCATCCCTTTCAAATGAGGCGGCGACCACAGGACTGGCTTTCTAAATTTCCCCAATCCTTTCAACGCTATCCGCGAGTCGGAAAGCGAGAAAGGAAGGAAAAACCTACCCACTTTTCGCGCGCTGCGCGGCC